GAGATCCAGAAAGGAGGTTATTATGAATACACCGAAGTATCCACTGCTCTTGGAATTACTTTCCAAGTTAAGTATTGATACACCGATGGCACGTGAACTACAAGTTGTATGCAACCGTGTCCTGAATGAACAGATTGGAAAGACGCTCCGTAAGGAGATCTCCCAGCTGCCACCAGCCACGTTGGAACAACTAATAGTTTGCCTATACTCTCGGCGATCCTTTGATTTCTCTGATAGACGGAAACGTCTTGAAGAGCTCAAGAGATCTTTGGAGGGCTAGGTAATAACCAACACTGAATCTCACGACCTTAATAGATGGCACGTCGCCACCTAGTAGTCGAACGTATCCTAACCATTGCTTATGCAATAGAAAGGAGTAGTTCTATGGATATTAATTTATCCAAGCTACAGGATGGTGCTCGACTGCGCTTATCTGTTATTGGAGTTCCTAAATACGTGATTAACCCTTTGGTTGATCAGGTATTTAAGTGGGTTGCTTGTAATGGTCCTGAGTGGTCAATTCGGAGGTTGAAGAACCTCAAAGTTGACCTAATCAGGAAACAAGGTGGTCTACCATTGCAGTCTACTTGGATTCGTAAGAATCAGAGTGGTTACTACTATGGTGTGATCGGTTCCTTGTTCCGATGGTGTGAGAACCATGGTAATCCTCGGAGAGCTGAAAAGCGCTTCGAAAAGGTTATCCAGGCTCTGAACATCTACACCCTAATGAGCTCTCGCTCTGTGACAAAATCACAGTTCAAGAAGTTCATTGATGGTGTAAACTGCAAAGCTGACACAAAGTTAGATGTCAATTGGCATCTTTCCTTTAGTGACAGTGTTTATGCAGCTATCGGGCAACGCAAGATCGAACGCGGTGGAAACTCATTACTTGAGTTTCGTGGGTCTCACAATAAGTGGGCCCCGCGTCCTCATGGGATGCGTCGTGTTAGACAAGACAGTCATATCTTAGAAGAGATTCTTTGGTATGAAGGTACAGCTAACACCCAACATGCATGGGATTACTACGAGCTTTATGCTCCAGTTACCTCATGTATTGCTGGTCCGCTCCGTGTTGAGAAGTACAAAACCCTTAAACCTGATGAGTTCCCGTATGGAGGTGAAGTTCACTTCCTTCAGGAGCCCGGTTTTAAGCTGCGAGCAATCGCAAGCCCTTACCGTATTCATCAGTTGGCTCTAAAGCCACTTGGTGATGCTATTTATAGCATTGTCAAGTCTTTAGAGTGGGATTGTACATTCGACCAATCCAAGGCGTTCCCTCGGATACAGAGTGCACTCCGTAGTGGAGTAAAGGTTCATTCCATAGATCTAAGTGGAGCAACTGATTATTTCCCTTTGGAGATAATCACAACTGCTCTTCGTCGGATCTTTGGGGATGTTAAAGACATATCCCTCTTTGAGGATGTATCAAGGATGAGATGGAAATCTCAGCTTGGTGATATCCAATGGGAGAGAGGCCAACCCTTAGGTTTATACCCAAGTTTTGGCGCGTTTACCCTTACACATGGACTCCTCCTGTATTACCTTAATGGTAACTCAGGAGATAAGTTCTTTGTGTTAGGAGACGATGTCTTAATTATGGATGATCAGTTGTATGAACGTTATATCAAGTTACTTGATATGATGTCATGTCCCTGGTCTCTGGATAAAAGTCTATCATCAAGCTCACTTTGTGAGTTTGCTGGTAAGATTATAACTCAGAATTCCATAATTCCTCAATACAAATGGCGGAAGATGTCTAACGACAACTTCTTAACCATCTGTGCACTTCTAGGTCCTCGGTCCCGCGTTTTGCTGAGTCATAGACAACAAAAGGTATTTGATTCTGTGAAGAATCTTCTACCTCCTCTCGGTCTCAATATGTCATATCCAGGATCAAACCTGTATACGATGATAAAGAGGACGGAGGAATTGTTATCTGTGATCGATGCTAAGGTCGTGAAATCCTTAACGGATCTCACAAATCTGATTGATAAGAAAACTTATCAATCTGATGTGCCTTACGTCCTTAATGATGAAATCATTAAGAGTATAAGGTCAACCTTCGACGAGAAGGTTGATTCTGTATATAAGCAAACAGTTGTCTACAGGCTTAAAACCCTGTGGTCAGCTTATGCTGATATACCCCGGGCCCTCGACTTATTGCCGAGGTTACCCACCGCTGTGTACCTTCCCTCACGGGTTAGTACATTAGAGCGGTATGAAGGATTACTCCAAAACATTAAGTAATGTTTGAGCATATCCTGAGTAGTCCCGAAAGGGACTACTCCC